ACCAACGAGGTACGTTGCGTTCACCTGTGGTGTTTTGTAAAAAACAATATCACCAATTGCACCTGTTGGGCGTATCTGACTGATTGCCTTAGTGATGTTTGATAGAACGATTGTGTCAAACAATAGTGGGTCGTTTGACAAGAATTCATTTTCGTATTCCTGACGCCAGCGGACTTCGCCAATCTTCGCCATTTCTTTCTTCTTGAATTCTTCATCACGGCCTGGTGGCTCGTTCCACTTAACTTCAACCGCCTTGAAGCCATTGCTTTCGAGGATTGCTCCACGCCACAACTGCGCATATAGATTGGCATCACCGTTAGGGGTGGAAGCGATAATACACGCACCACCAGTTGCTAATGTAGGAGCAATAGATGTCCAGAATTCAGTTTGAATACTTTCACGCACAAACGCAAATTCGTCCAAGAACAATAATGAAATGGACATACCACGACCGGTGTTTTCGGAAGTAGCTTGCGAGTGGATACGAGAGCCGTTGTCGAAACCAAGGCTGTGCTTATTGTAACCGTCTGGTGCCAGACCAGGCTTAAGCCAGTGTGGGAGGCGTTCATAAACAAACTTAATACGATAAATCATTTCCATAGCATTATCGTTCTTGTTAGAAGCGATAAGAATGGTCTTTTCAAAATGGAATATCGCGTACCATAAAAGGTAGATACACGACATTGTTGATTTACCGGTTTGACGAGCTGATAGAACAATCGTGTTTCTATTATCTCGGAAGTTATACAACATACGCTTTTGGTATGGATATAACTCAACAGGAACTGAACCCTTGACGGGGTGTTGGATGTGACAATACTTCTCCGCAAAGTGAACAGGGTCGTTCATACATTTCTGTATTTCTAACACCTGCTCAGCGGTGTATTCCATTACTTGGTTCGCATCTTTTAGGTACGGGTTCTTTGCCATACAAATATCCTAATGTTTTCGGATATTTATACCCTATTTTATAGGGGTACCTTAATGTTAATCCTTCTTGTTGCCCATTAAGGTGCGAAGAATATCATTACGGTCAGCAACAATTAGGTTTTGATTGAGAGTATTTGGCGTGCCAGCATTCTTGGCTGTAACACCCAACTTATCTTTATGCTCTTTCAGCATACGCTTTTCACGGACAGCACCAAGAGCAACGTTAAGCATCGTGGCTGTTACTTCACCCACACGCGCTTTAAACTTGCCCTCAACACGTTCCATTTCGTCAGCAATGACTTCAACCTGCCCCATAGCAACTGCATAGATTTCTTCCAGTTTTTCTTCAACTTCATTGTCCTTTTCATCGTATCCGACAACTTCAACAACTTCGTCAGGGACAACGACGTTATATTCCACAGGGGTGGTCATTGGCTCAATGTCAAACTCCGCTTCTAGTGGATGTTCAACAATCTTCTCTTTCTTCATTACCTTCATATTCTGCTCACTTAAATATGGACTTTTCGCTAACAACCCGGAACTTTAACCCACGTTGTTCACACCAAGCCTGTGCTGCTGCCCACTTGGCCATGTTTTGAGCATACGTCAAATCCTCATACAACTTTGTGCGCGGGTTCCTGGACCGAGATTGTTTGGTCTGCTGAAGTGGTTTCACCTCAACAAGCTCTTTAACGATTTCTCCGTCTTTAGTTATATATTCAACAAAATAGTCAGGGTAATAATTCGCTGGACGTTTCTTTACAGGGTTGAAATACGGAATAGCTATTTCTTCACTGCCCCAACGTAGTACTCGAGGATTCATATCAAAAAACTTGTTTACCTCCAGTTCCCAACTAGACCGATACACAATCTTCGTTACATCACCCAGATACTTCTCTGGGTGAGTGGGCGTAAAGTAACCTTGTTTGTATTTGAATGCCATATTAGAATAGTTTTCCTAAGTAGTTTTTAACGCTACCAATTGTATCCGAAATCAACCCCATAGCGTTAGATGCACAATTGCTCTTTGCAGTACCTTGTGTGCGCGTACCATAAGTTGTGAGACCACCCTTCGTAGAATGAACCTCTTCAAAGTTCATTGGGTAGCGTCCCTGCTGTGTTAGAGTCGTTAACGTTCCCGCGACAGTTGAAATAGGCAGAGCCAATTCTGTATGTACCGTTTCGTAATTAAACTTAAGGTCAATGCCTGTGATGTCAGAACTCGTCATATCCAAATCGTCTAAATCGAATGATGTAATACGTGGATTAATGAACGTGTACTTATTACACAAGCGCCCATAATCAAAAACATGATACAACGTAATCTCTTTAATAACGGTTTTGTGGTTATTTACCAGTGCTCCTGTTGAGCTGGAATTATTAGCTACTCCTGGTTGAGTTACAGACGGTGTGGATGCTCCACCTCCGGACGTATTACTGTTGAATGTATTGTTTGAATATGATGCCGAGTTCATACCCTGCTGCTCTAGCAGTTCCGACGCAAAAGCGTTTACAATAGGGCTCATCGCACTAACATATGCTGTGTGTAACGTCGCCACGCTGTTAGCACTATCGTCATAAAATGACATACTCATTTCTTCAAACTCAGATTTCGTAACAACCTTTGTTCTGAAATTGTAATAGTTGACATCCTGCATTTCGTATTTAATACCCGGTCTGGATGATTTGCGAACCACAAACGCTGCCGTTCTACCTACATCACCGGAACCGTCACCACCAATATATGGAGCGTTAAACGTAAACTGAACAACAAACAGGAATTTGAATTTTGGTACATGGGTGCGGTTTGCTAAGTCAACAGCCCAAGGCGATGGATAATCCATGCTATCCATTTGGCTAATTGAGCTTGCAACGCCAGCAGTAATTTCAGCCTGCGATGTTTTTTGTAATTTATATGCAGCTTCTAATGGTGGTCCAAAGATTGGAATGTCGTTAATCGAGAACTGGCCTTTTTTGACTTTATTAAACACACCCTCGGCAGCACCCATCGCCGCGTCGACAATTGACTTCTGTTTATATTTCAACTCGCCTGTTACAGGATCTCGATAAGTTTCTGTTGCTTGACCCGCTTTGAACAGAGCTTGCGAATCAATACCAACCATACCCAACACCCACTTGGTGTTGGATGATAGGTTGTCCACAGTTACTGGCAATTTGCCACCTTTACCAATAGCTTTTGAAATGCCAGTGAGAGTTTTAAGACCAGCACTTACGCGGCTAGCTGCTGGATTGTTTGGGTTTGCGGCTTGGCAGAAATTAAGCATAGTCTGCAAACCATTAGAGCCTGCAATTGACTTTGCTTTCTTGCCAAACACACCACTAATAAACGATCTTGGGTCAGCCATCGTATATCCTCTGTTATTGTGGATGTATTTATAGAAAAGGGAAAAGGCGACCGAAGCCGCCTTTTCGATTGGTTCGAGGACCGGACGTATTAAGTACCAGCACCACCTGTTGCAACACCAGCACCACGTGTGTAACCGCCGAGTAGTTGACGTGCATGGTCATAGCTCATTGTAACTGTGATTTTCACAGCATCAGAAGATGAGTAGTCTAGGTCGTCATACTTGACGGTTTCTAGCCAGCAACCTTCCAGAGTCCATGTTTCGATAACTTGGTCATTACCATCAAGCATGTCAATCTTGGTAGCGAACTTGTAAACGGAACCTTCACCAGCTGCAGCATTGTAGATACCTTCTGCACCAATCAACCACTGTTGAATTTGTAGTTGTTGTTGTAGAACTGCAGATGCAGAACCTGTAACATCATCTTCGAGAGCGATATCAATAGGATCCCACTTGTGCTTACCAGCGATATATGCTACTGAGTTGTAACGGTGTAGTTCTACCTTGTTGAAGGACACAGTAGGACGAGCAACAGTTACAGCCTGCATAGAAATTGGTTGGCTATCAGCACCACCACCAAGATTCTGGAAGGTGACACGCCATTTGTTCTTTTGCTTTGGTTGTAGAATACCAGTGCCAACGCCTGGGATACCGATATCATTGATTGTTGACATATTTAACTCCTGTTGAAGTAACAAAATTTCTTACGGGAGTATTTATAGTTAGAGTCCAAAAACAGCCTAAAAAACAGCCGTCAATAAAAAAGCCACCCGGAGGTGGCTTTTTGTATTATCCAACTTTTGGTTAGATAGCTGTACCGGTGTTGACCACACGGATTGGGATGTAGATGAATTCAGCTGCCTTCACTGGCTTCAGAGCTACGTCGATGTAAAGCTCGTTACGATCGATACGATCTGGAGTGTTGTTAGACTCATCACAAACCGTTACGAAGTCGTATAGACCACGCTTAACTAGTAGGTCACCTAGGAAGCTATCCACAACAGCTTTTAGGTTGTCACGGGTTAGCTGGTCGTTAGGTTCGAACACGAACGACATTGTGTTCTTACGTAGTTGACGCTTGATGTACATCATTAGACGCACAACGTTGATACGGTCTAGCGCTGATGCATCTGGCGCAGAAGTCTTCTGACCCCAAACAATCAAACCACGGCCTGGGAAGAACACGATTGGGTTGATGTTGGTGAAGTACTTGTACAGATTGTCACGCTGACCTTGGTTTAGAGCAACTTCGTTGAACACAGTCGGTGTGCCTAGAGTACCAGTCACATAGCCAACTGTAGAAGCACCAGAAACCATACCACGACGTGTACCAGCTGGAGCAAACCATAGTTCAGCAACTTCATCACTGTAAGCGATTGTGCGTAGAGCCACGCCCGATGCTGCACACATAACGTTTGCACCGTCTAGGTTGGATGCAAAGCCGTGTGGGTAGTAGTAAGCGATGTTGCGCGAAGTTTGACGGTTAGATGTAGCAGCCCATTCAACGACCTTATCAGGATCTA